AAAGATAAGTTTGGTGACCTGGTAATGGAAGATCTTTATAAAGAAGGTACTCCTGAAGCTAAGGTAGCTAAACGTGCCAAGCGTGCACTGGATGATGCCATAGAGATCCTGGCTACAAATAACTACCGTGCTACAAGGAATGCAGAAAGAGCCAATAAGCTCTATACTGATATGGCATCTATTCCTAATATTGGAGCTAGTGTAGCTTCTGCTTTCAGAAACCTTGGTGTCATTCAGAACTCTGAAAAAGAAATAGAGATCTTGGAAAATGAGCTGAAAAGTCTTGACGCTCAGGAAAAGAAGGATAAGGCTACTAAAGATCTGATTAAGACTAAGAAAGCTCAGCTTAAATCTTTAAGAGACTGGACCACTAATCACGAGGCTCTTAAAGGAATGGGTGTTAAACAGAAGCGTAAGTTCGGTAAAGCTGTAAAGGCTTTTGAATCATATGTTAAGTCTAAAAACCTGGAGTCTGGTATTGACCAGGAAATTAAGTTGGATGACATCCAGGACATCTATGAGAAGCTGATAGACTATATTGAGCTGAACAAGGATAGTAAAGACTACATTGACGCGTATAACATTCTGTCTAATCCTATAAAGTTTGTACAGACCCATCAGCGTTTACTAGATGCTATGGATGATGCTGCAAATCGTCTGAACCAGGAGCATGTAGAAGAGGTGATAAAGGCTATGACCAATAAGACAGCCACCCCTGCGGAAGAAGGTAAGGATGAAAAAGTTCCTGATTTCCAGAAGTATATGGAAGATGCTTATGAAAGCATGAAAGCTGCTGGAAGTACCGATCTCACTTTTGAGGAGTGGGTTAATTCTAAAGCCGGTCAGACGTTTACTAATCTTTATAATAAGAAGTATAACAAGAATGAGTCTTTGGGTCAGGAAGCTAAAGATCTGAAGGCTGCTCTGGAAACTATTAAGAAAGATGTAGAAGGAGCTCCAACCCTTACTGTTCAGATTATGGACGATGTGTTTAACCGTCTGTCTGTAGCATTGGGAGTTTCTGTACAGGATGTAGAAAATGCATACTATGCTTTCCAGGAGACATTAGATAAAGAAGAGGTTAAGAAAGCTCTTATTGACATGGGAGCTAAAGAAGGAATGCCAGCTGAAGAGGTGGCTACGATGATATCTAAACACATACTTCCTAAGTTTATTGATAAGCTTATTTCTACCAATGGACTTCCTAAACCAGGAGCCAAGGTGGTAGACCCTAAAGATAATTTAGATGTTATAGAACTTCCTTCTAAGAAAATAAAGATGACCAAGCCTAAAATCAACACCGGAGAGTCTCTGGTAGATAATGGTAAGGAAGGAATCTTTATTGTAAGAGATGCTAAGGGTGCTTATTTTCTGGTAGACTCAGACGGGAATGACCCACTGGGTAGAGCAAATCTGGTAGGACAGGTTACTAAAGAAGATGCTCTTACTGCCAGAGACGAGATGATCAAAGAGAGAACAGAACGTGATAAGAAAGACAGAAGTTTTTATGTATTTGATGGTAAGGAGATCCGTGCAGGTTTAGTCCTCACAGATAATAAGACTGGTAAGGAATATGTAGTGGCTACTAAGGGAGAACCTTTCTTTGAAAAGAATGATACGGAAAAGAAAAATCCTTTGGTAAAACTAACCCTATTACGTAACCGTCAGAGAACTAACTCTCATCTCACTGTTAATAGTCTGAATGATTTTACTATTAAGCAAAAAGAAGAGGCTTTAGAAAGCGGTGAAGTGATTGACCAGGATATGTTCAGACTTCTGCGTACTAACGAACTGAGCAGAATCTATCCTCACATTAACCGTTCGGCTAATGAAAGTGAAGAAGCAGCTCAGGAGAGACTGGATAATCTGTTAAAGACAGTGGATCCGAAAGATCTGGCTGCAGGTATTAGTATCCGCATTAGTCAGAATCCTGCTGATAATACGTTAACCCGTGTATCCGGTGGACGTAAGACCAATCCTAATTTGGTACAGGCTAAAGAGAAGTATCAAATACAGATTTTGTTTAATGGAACACCTATAGGATATCTGACAAATTATACTAATCTACAATATCAGGATGAAACCGGTCTGATTATTCCTATACAGAACCTCACCTTGGATCAGTTCAGAAGAATCTTTGATAGCCAGGGTAAGGATCCTATGAAGCAGATGCAGGATTTCAAGGCTAACTATAACTCTTCTCGTGCTGTGTTTGCAGCTCTGAGTAAGTTTGTTAAGCCTGGTCAAACTGTAGAAATCAGTCCTGAGGAAGTAGCTAAGATTATTAAGTTCAATGTTGGTATAGGAGAGTTTGACTTTGTTGCAAACGGGGTTCCTTTTAGTCAACTGCCTTATCAGACTATAGACGGTCATTATTATATCATTGACCGAAGCAAGCGTTATGGTAAGGGTTTTACTTTCCAGACTACCGAGATTCCTATCACAGATGCTACTGGCCAGGCCCGTAAGGATATTGAGAAGCAGATAGCTCAAGTGAGAGCTGTTCGTGATACCACTACACAAATGGGTAGGTATCTTGCTGTAATCAAGCTTCCTAATGGCAGAATACGTTTTATAGAGCTGGCTACCGATCCAATGACTGATGATCAGTTAAATGATCTCATCACCAAGATCAACCAGCGTTCTGCAGAGACCAAGGAAAAGAACGTGGAAATAGGGGAGAATGAAAAGAAGGAAAAGATCTACGTTCGTAAGAAGATTGACTTCAACGAAGAGCTTAACAGTGAAATAGCTGATAAACTTTTCATATCTGTACCACAACAAGGTGTTGGTACATATATAGACTTTGCTCTAAACGATACAGGTAACCTGGAACTCACCTTTCATAAAAAAGTGGGGGACAAAGATATCCGTAGACAAATCTATGTGTATGGAAAAACCCTGGCAGATCCTGCTAACTTTTCCAGCATAGATGACATGATCAGTCAGATCAACGCTGCTATAGAAAAGCATGATAAGGACTACGCTCGTAATGAAGCTCAGAAGATTGGTTTTAAGTTGACCAAAGAAAACTTTAAGGCTTCTATTCCAGATGCAATCAGTATCAGTCAGATTACCAATAATGAGATTAAGTTCCGCACTGGTGTATCTGATAAGATTGTCATGAACGTTCCTTTGAGTGTTAGTGCTGTACAGCAAGCTCCATTACCTACACCTCCTCAGACCGTTACAGGTAGTCAACCAGCCCCAGCTTCTAAGAAGAAAGAACTGACAGAAGCAGAAAAAGAAGCTATTCGTAATCAGATTGCTGGTATTAAACCCACTGGTATTGAAGCTAAGCCAGTAGTGCAGCAGCCTGAATTGGATAAAGCTAAGAACGAGCTTGATAGTTTACTTCGTGATAAGGAACTGGAAGTGATCAAACGCAGGGATGAGAAGATCGGACAAGGCTTGCGTCCAGCTAAAGCTATGATGGAAGCTAATGATGAAGCTGCTTCCATGTTTGATTCTCGTATCAAAGCTGCTAAGCAGAAGATCAACGATGCTAAGAATGCTGGTAGAAACACAGCTTTAAAGATTACAAGTAAGCCTGAGTTTACCGCTGGCAGCGTTGTAAATATAGATGAGTTTAAGAAATACATCAGCCGTATCCTGGGAGATAAAGTATCTGTACAGGAGATGGAAATTATTTCTAACAGACTTAAGAAAGAAAATATTACGGTGGGTCGTTTTATGACCTACCTGGAACAATTACAAGACGGATCTAAATCTGTTAAAGGTAGAATAGAAGTGGGTGCTGATACAGGTTTTAAGTATCACGAAGCATTTCACGCGGTATTTCGTCTGATGTTATCTGATTCTCAGATAGACCGTTTGTTAGCTTATGCTAAGATTGAGGTGGCTAAGAAGGGTATTAATGTTAAGGCGGAAATGCAGAAGATGCGTGAACTGCACACGATCTATGCTGAGATGAGTGAGAAAGAACTTGAAGAAAGATTCTATGAAGAATACATGGCTGACCAGTTTGAAGAGTATAAATCTAATCCTACTGAGTCTAAAACTGTTCCTGGTATCCGCGGATATTTCCAAAAGCTTTGGGATTTTATTAAGAACCTGTTCAGCCGTATTGGCTCCCGTAATGAGTTAAAGAACTTGTTCCAAGAGATTGAACGCGGAAAGTTCCGTAACGCTAAGATTAAAGAAAACCGTTTTACTAAGCCTGATGCACTGAGTATCAATGAGCCTGTGTTAAAAGCTATTAAGGTGGGTGAGGTAGATGTACTTGACGAGAACGGAATGTATATCACCATCCCTAAATATCTTTCTCAGCAGGAAGGAGACCAGTTAGCCAGTACAGTGGCTTCGATGTATCATACCCGTGTGTTGAATATAAAGGGTACATACAACAAGAAGAAGTTACTGGAAGATATCTTTGCCGACTTTATGGATCTGTACGACATTGACGGATCTAGAAACGAGTTCTACATGAACGAGATGGATAACCTGTATGAGCAGAATCCTGATCTGGCTAAAGAATATCATGATAGATTAAAGCAGAAGTATGAAATATTCTCTAATACGGAGAATAGAAAAACGCTTGCTGAAGCTGTGGATGTTCATTTGAACATAATGGGTTACCAACAGGAACTGGAAGATGACGAATACGTTTCTTTGGAAGATGAGTTTGGTTCAAGAGTGAGTACTGATAACTGGAAAGAAACCCATAGTATTGGTGGTTTTGGTAGCTTAAGTAAGTTCTTACGCCAGTACATTGCCGCTACTACATTTACAGTGGACAAAGACGAGTTCGGAAATACCGAATTTGTTAACGGTGAACCTTTGATGCAGGCAGTTAATGCCAACCTGGTATACAATGGTGTACTTAAAGCGGTTGCTAACATCACGGATCAGAAGCAGTTTGTACAAAGATTGCAGGAGCTGCGTGATAATAACACAGAGACAGGTAAGTTCTTGAACAAGTTCTTTGAGGATACTATGTTGGAAGTAGATCCTCAGACAGGAGAGTTCACTGTAAACAACCCAGCCCAGGCTACGCTTTTTCAATCTGTAATCAAAGGTTTTCAGCAGTACACTGTAGATTACATATTTATCAATAAAGATATCCGTAAGGGTAAGAAGATGTCTGCCCTGATGTTGGCCAACCGTATGGGAGAGGCTAAGACTCAGTTCACCCAGTGGCAGAATGCATACGTGCAGATCTTTGAAGCTGAAATGAACAAGCTTGGATCTGTAGCTGAGAAGAAGGAATTTTCTAAAGAAAGAACCGAAGCTCTTACTGACCTGGTTACATTAATGGATCCGGGTAGGTATATCTCTGATGAAGATCTTTATCTAGAATCTCAGCGTATATCTAATCAGTTAAAGACAGATCTAGGCATATCTCTTTCTCCATTATACATTAAGTTTTCTATAGCATCTGTAAAGAATCCTGACATCCGTACAGAAGACCAGCGTAAGTTTGCTGAGTCATATTCTGATGTAGAGGGTGCCACCGTAGAGTCATTACGTCAGATTATTAAGTCTATTCAGGCATTGGAAAATCCGTTTGCTAAGAACCTGGATAGCTTACGGGAAGAAGAGATGATGATTCCTGGTGAAGAAGAAACAGATAATGATCTAGTGGATGATTTGGGAGAGGGTGGTAACATAAGCAGGATTAATGAACTGGCTAAGGGTAATGCCATATTTGATGAAACTGTAAGTACCACTTCATATAAGAACGCTGAGGGTGAACTTGTATACGCCCACCAGTTACCTACATTCCATTTAGTAAAAGTTAACGAGCTTAAGCAAGCCGGTGTACTGGAAAGTCTGTTACAAGATGACTTCTTATCCGGAAACATATTATTAGAATCTAACGAGTTCCGTCATATCCTGGATGACCTGAAGGTAGAAAGGATTGAAGGTATGAAGAGCTCTATCCTGAATGAGACTGAAGATGGTAAACTGATTGAGGATAAAACAATCACTTCTAACCAGAACAAGGGTATCACATACGGAAGTTTCTCAGACCGTGAACTTATTGTGTCTTTGTTAGAGATGTATAAGTATAACAAAGAAATAAGAGGAGAGAAGGGAACATTCCTTACCAGTCAGCACCTCATCCGTGTAATTGAAGCTTCTAATACCGGTGATACTGTTTCTTTACCAGTGATCAAAGCGGTAGAAACAGATAAAGACGGTAATACCAAGTTGAGTAAAGAAGCCGTGGGGATGTTGGCTAAAGAAGTGGCCCGTGAGTTTGCACGTATTCAGAAGGTACGTACAGAAATCCGTACGAACATATTTGAAGACGGGGAAATTAAGGGTTATCACTATGCGGTGGATGATAACGGAAACCGTACTAACAAGAAGACTCCACGTGGTCTTAAGTTCTATAAGATGGCCAATATGCTTGGTAAGCAGTTGGCTGCCGAACTGGAGGAAGCTGCCAAGGATCCAAACTATGACATTACGCAGAAAGCTGCAGAGATTAACGCTCGTATCCAGGAATACTGGGGAGAGAAGATGGAAGAGTTTGTAGATAAGCTGGATAACCTCGGTGTGATCACTATCAGTAAGGATGAGAATAACAACGAGACTATCATTAATAACCTGGTAGATGACTTTATTACCAGCGGCATCACTGTAAAAGGTGAGGTGGATGGTAAGAAAAAAGAAATAGCAGACGAGAAGACCAACGAGAAGCTGAACCTGATCCCTAATAATGTAAGACATAACCTGGGACAGATCTTAGTTAACGACTATCTGAACACCTTGGCTTTCAACCAGTTGTTATACGGGGATGAAGCTAAAGCGTTTAAGGATGAGATTGACCAGGTTAAACGTGCAAAGGGTGCCAACGGTTCTGGTCCAAGTCTGGAGTCTATTATTCTTGCTCCTGAGCTAGGTATTACAGAACAGTTTACCAAGTCACATATACTAACCTTTACAGATCCTAAGTATAAGGCTAAGTATGCAGGAGGATTAAAAGATAAAGCGGATGCCCAGTCTTACACCACTGTAAAGGGTATGAGATATACACTCTTTGGTTTGGGTCGTTTGAATCCACAAAGAGCTGCCATTCTGGATAAGATAGAACGCGGGGAGAAGCTTACTTCTGACGAGATCTTTGGGGACAACGGTCTGGTAGAAATGGAAGGCATGTTCAACTCCCAGAAGCTGGTATACTTTGATGGACCTATGTACATCAAGACATCTACCGTAATGCTAACCAAGGAACTCACCTCTATGCAGGTGGATGGTCGTTGGGTAGCCAGACCAGGGTATGAAGAGCTTCATGACCTGCGTGAGCGTATGGAAAAATATGAAGCTGAGAATGAAACGGTAACCTTTGCCGCTCCTGAAACAGCCAGTAAGGGGATTAAGAGAAACATCTTTGATTCTAAGACTGGTTTTAGTAACGCTACAGATGATGATTTTGTACAGCAGGATACCAAGTATTGGAGACTCCAGTTGGAAAACCCTTCTAACAAGTTAAGTATCACTGATCCTACACAGGCTAAACAGATCATCATTGCTGAGCAGGATGACAACACCATGGTTAATTTCATGGGATCTAATGTTTCTATAGGTACACTTAAGAAGCTGTACTTACAAGACACAGAACAGCGTGTTAAAAATAACTACTTCAGGGCCCGTAACGACATCTTTGATATAGAAAAAGGCTTTGAAGAGCTGGGTAAGTCTATCCGCCAGGATAAGATTACAGCTAAGCTTGCCAAGTTCCAGGAAAGAGCTTTGGAAACCCTGAGGTCTTCAGGTGCAGACAGTCAGCTTTTAGAGTTCTTCTCTTTAGACGAGGAGACCGGACAGCCTAAGTACAACCTGAACAGTACACTTACATTAGAAAAGTATACTCAGTTGTTCTTAGCCTACTTCTCTAAAGGTGTGATGAGTGAAAAGTCACCTGGTCACTCTGTGGCTCTGATGTCTAACTATGGTGTAAAGGTGGTGAAAGTATTCACCGGACGTTATGATGAAGATGGAGTACCCATTGGTAAGGTGGTTCCGCGTGCTGTAGTAGAAGCCAACCCTAAAAAGTACATGAATGCTAAGCGTTGGGACAATGATATTGACCGCAACTTTACAGGTCTTAAAGAGGGTGATATCTACATAGATGACCTTCGTCACAACGTACCAGAATATGATAAGAACGGAAAGATCATTGGTCGTTACGCAGAGTTTATGATGCCTCCTCACTTTAAAGAGGACCTGAATCTTAAGCCTGGAGATCCTATTCCTGATTGGATAGCCAAGATGTTTGGTGTTCGTATTCCTTCACAGGATAAACACTCTTTCATTTCTCTTAAGCTGGTAGATTTCATGCCTGCTTACTATGGATCCACTGCTGTGTTTCCACATGAGCTGATCGAGATATCCGGTGCTGACTTTGATATTGATAAGCTCTATATGCATATAGCAGACACCTACGTAAAAGGTGGTAGACGCGTAGCTTACGGATCTGCAAAAACTGCAGAAGGCAAGTTTGAAGAGTTTGTTCGTTGGAACACCAAGAACAATAGATCATTCAGAGAAGAGCTTAATAAGTTAAAGGAAACTGATCCTAACTACCAGACAGTTCTTAAGAAGGTAGCAGATCTAAAGCGTCTGGAAAAAGACCTGGATAACGCGTTTGACAATATTCAAGAATCTGACGGTAGTATCCGCCAGGGTTTTGCCACAGCTCTTGCTAGTTCAAGAATGGTGGATTCTGTACGCCAAACTCTTGCAGGGGTTCCTGAACTTAATCAGTTCTCAGATCAATATGGGTTGGTAGAGGATACCTACTTCATGAGAGATATGGAAGATATGATCAATGCTTTAGATGAAAAAGAAAAGCGTGATTTCTTCCTCACTATGGGTACCCAGTGGTTTGAAGAATTTAAAGAGCTCAACCGCTCTATGAGAGATGTTGAGACTAGACTGATTTCCCAGGCTCTCAGATCTGTTGGTTTACCATCTAACCAAGTTGACCTGGCTGCTTCTAAAGTGGAACTGAATAATGGTGTGTTGAACAACCGTATTCTGGATCAGAAGCTGGCTATGTTAAACAACGATCATATTACCAAAGGTGGTAATAAAGCTATCGGTTTTGAGGTGGCTTCTGTTAAGGCACTAAGTGATCTGTTAGATTCTTCTGTACAAGGTAATCTGTTGGATCTATTATCTACAGGTGTAGATGCAGAGGGGAACAAAACATATCCTGAGGGTCTTGAAGAGATCTTGTTGGAAGGTGGTTCTGATACAGACAGCATGCTTGGTAAGTATAAGGCGTTCAAGAACAATAAAGAAGGTTCTAGAAACATCGGTCCTGCTGTAAACGCAATGTTGGTGTATGCTATCATGAACAACTTTAAAGTGAACCTTCGTGATACATTCACTGACAAAGCTGGTAACAAGGTGAAGATGTTCAAGTTCAAACTGAACGGACATGAGTTTAGCGGATACGGAAATACCAAGAGTTATAATTCTGCTACAGGTAAGTATGATTCTAACGAGCGTGTCTTCAACATGATATCTACGCTGGTATCTGCCATGACGGATAACGCCAAAGAACGTCTTGCTGCCCGTTTGGGTCTGAACATTGAAGCCGTAGGTTATGTATCTAACATGGTGGCACAGGGTGTTCCGCTGAAGTCAGCAGTGATGATGATGTTACAGCCTGTAGTGCGTGAATACTTTGAGCAGACTAAGATTGCATCTAATAACATCAAGACAAACGCTGAAAGTCAGATCTTCAAGTCTCAGATTGCCAAAGAACTTTTGGCTAAGTATACAGAAAGAGCGGGAGAGGACTATGTAAAAGAAGACCTCACTGATGACATTCTTATAGAGAACATTAAGAATAATGGTTCTTCTGCTACGTTCCAGGCTTCTGTAATGCAGGACTTTATGGGTATTATGGACCAGAGCCGTTACTATAGTGCGGTGGCTGGTATTCTGAAACTCACGAAGGGTCTTGGTACAAGCTTTGAAGAGTATGATGCTATCAATGAAAAGATAGAGATGCTTGGTCTTAGAGTGAAGGACAATGCAGCATTTGAAAAGTATATAGATCCTATCAACGGATTTCCTCCTCCATTTGACTTACGTCAGGTGTTTATGGGATATGATGAGAACAAAGACTCTCATAGTTTTATAAAGGGATACATCCAGATCGCTGATCAGATTAGTGAGATAAGTAAGGGTATGTTCCTGGAAAGAACAAGCGTGTTCAGACGTATCCAGGATATTGTTAAAGCCAACCTGAAAGTTAGACCTTCACTGAGAGAGCGTTTTGAAACAGAACTTAAGAAGGATCTCATTTCTTATCTTTCTATCAAGGCATACCGTAAGTTCCTGGCTGATAACGGAAGAACAGGTACGTTGTCTACCATGACTAACGCCCTGATCTATGACGAGGCTGCTATAGCTAAAGGAGAGGACTTCTTTGATATTGTAGATATCATGAGAGCCATTCGTGCTAAACTTCCTGAAAACTATCTGGCTAATCAGTTTCTTAACGTGATAAGTACCAGCATTTCTGACTACCAGGGTAACGTGGCATTGAATCCAAAGAACCGTGACGGTATCAATAAGCTGGAATCTAACACTTGGGCTAAGCTTAGTGAGTATCAGGTAGAGAAGTTAAGAGATGCGTTTGTAGATATTTATCAGTCTGATGAAGATTTTGACGGTAAAGGACGCAACGGTAGGGATATGGCTAACGCGTTATTTAACTATCTGATTGTTAAAGACGGTGCTCAGTTCAGAAGCGGATCCTTCATTCGTTATATTCCTAACTTCATTTTTACAGACTTCCTGGAAAGCACAGGTAAGGCTAATGATATCTTGAAGCTCACCGTAAACGCGGATAATGTAGAAGAACTGGATGAGAAATATAAGCAGGTGTTTGGTGTCAATTCACTAGAGTTGTTTAATGAGTTCATGGTTAACTATGTTACGCACGTAGGTAATGCTTATTATGTAGAGAAGAAAGCTATTAACAATGAGAAGAAGTATGAACCAACCGGACGTAAAGCCGTAGATGAGTTTGAACCTGCATCATTAGTAGAAACAGAAAAGGGTATTAGTATTGATATCTTCCGCGGTACCAGAGATAAGCAGGTTAATACAGCGGATCTTTCTTTGGAAGAGCAGGCTGGTATCACCTTTATGAGTGATGAGGATTACCTGCAGTTCTTATCAGAAATGACTGAAGAAGAAAGAGAAGAGGAACTGAAATCCCAGGTTAAGTCTAAGAAGTTTAACGATGATGAAAGAGGCAGGTTCAAAAAGAACATGCAGTCTCTTCGTGATAAGGGCTTCTTTACTAACGAGTCTGGTCAGGTTGAGTTTCCTTACATCATCAAAGTGGGTGCAGGGGAAAGATTTAAGTCTGATCAATATTACATACTGAAGTCTGTACGTAAAGCTAAAGGCAGTCAACCTAAGAACTTTGATCCTAAGAGAATTTTACAGAAAGGTGAACTGGTAGCTCAGGGTGTTGCAGCCTTCTATGAGCCAGTAGAAAGAAAAGGTTCTCCAAAGACTTTCAAAGGGGCTGCCATGTTTGATCCAATTCCAGCTACAGGTACACTTCGTAAGTATCGTGCTTCCCTGTCAAACAGCGGTGACTATCATCCTTCATATCCTGCTAAGAAGTTAACTCCTGAACAGGAAGAATTATGGATGGTAAACCACGGTTTCCCTGTTGCTGCTAAACCAGCTAAACCTGCACAGGCTGTTGCCAATACATCTACTCAGAAAGTAGAAACAGGTAACAGAACTCCTAAGCAGATTTTGTTGGAAGAATATGGAATAACTATGCAGATTGTTGCCGGTAAAGGTATTAACTTTGGCGGTGACACGTTTGAAGACTTGAAGGAAGCTTTAGGTCCTGAAGCAGCTTCTAAGTTATTAACTCCGTCAGATGTGTTGCGGGCATTAAACTATACTCCAAGTGCAGCAGCTCCTCAGGTAACACAGCCAACAGAAGGTTCAGCAGAAAATATGAACACAGAAGGCGGTAAGATGGATCCTGAACAGATCAAGAAGATGATTGAAAGCAAGACTGTGTTTGGTACTGCCCAGAAGGTTAATCCAAATGTAGATCCTGAAGAGATCAAACGTAGAATAGCAGCTATGTCTGGTAACAATAACAATCCTTTAAATGATGAGTGTGCAGGTGGTTAATCCTCTGCATACTCTTTCTAATATCCTATAAATCCAATCCACCCTATGGCTTGTCAGTTATATAGAACAAACGGTAAAGTAGATAAGGTTCTTGCTCCAAACGAGAAACCCTCTATTCTGTACCAGGAGATCCTAAAAGCAGTGAAGGAAGAAGGTCCGGAAAAGTTTGTAAAGACCATACCTTACCTACGTGACCGTTTAGAAGACGGCACCCTTTTAGATGAATCCCCTGAGGAGATAGCAGTTGGAATATGGAGTATTGCATATAGTCCGGAATACCAGGCGTTCTTTACCAATCTGAATAAAACACTGAACGCTTTTGCTGATGAAAATGGGGAGCCTAAGTTTAGTTTCTTTAAGGGTAATGTGATGAATATCGGTAGTAAGTTTTCTAAGACAGGTACAGGCTATGTACTTGATCCTGAAAAAGCTGCTTTTGCAAAAGAGGCTGGTAAAAAAGGTAATCAGTTACAGCAGGCTATCATTGAGGCTTTGGTTACTAACCCGGATAATCCACTGGTACTGGAGAAAACCAATCACGTTTATATAGATGCAGAAGGAAATGAGTATGTATCTGTAACGACAGCTATTAAGGGGAAGCTTACAGATGATGCCTTTGCTGCCAACCGGGCTATCGGTACAGCGGTAGATAAGATTCTGGAAGGTATCATAGCAAAGAAAAACTTTGCAGAAGCTACAGAAGGTATCACTGAACTGGATCCTGCTGTGTTAAAAAATGTATTCACTGTACTGCAGGCGTATATAGACGGACTTACCAGGGACGGATCTGTAATTATGAGTCAGGTTGTTGTGGGAGATCCTGCGTCCAAGATTGCTGGATCTATAGATCTTTTGGTGATCAGTCCCGCGGGCCGTATCAGGGTGATAGATCTTAAAGTTTCTAAGAACTCTGTTAAGACCAGTAACTATGATAAGCAGTATGATGTAAAGCCCGGGTCTAAGTTCATGGGTAAAAAACTATCTACCAGACAACAGCATGGTGTACAGGTGGGTACTTATAAGAAACTCATAGAGCTGGCTGGTTTTGAGGTGGAGGATGTATCTACTTTGCATATTAAAGTGGATCTGGATAACAAGAGTAAAGTAACAGATATCAACTGGGAAGGAGAGGTGCAGCATCCTCTTTCTATAAATAAATCACTGGTAGATCAGGTTGTCCCTACAGAGATTGAACCACGTGATCGTGCTTCAGAACTGAAGAAACAACTGGGTCAGGATAATCCTGCAGATGATCCGGAGTTTCTCTCTGAAGAAGATGCTAAGCCTGAAAAAGAAACCTTTGGGGACATGTACGAACGTATGTTCCAGGAGGTAAAGAAAGTAATTAACTTATTTGATACACGTAAGAAGTATTTAGAGCGTATCAGGCAGGGTAAGACCAGTGTAGACCGAGATCTTATGATTGATAAGATCAATGAGCTTGTAGTTATGATGGGTAGTGAGCTAAGAATGGAAAGACCATCTGTTGCTTACGGGGCCTTTTTGCGTCATGCTACACAAGAGATCAAAGAATATTTGGGTAAGATTACGGATCCAAAAGGTATGGATGATCCAAACTACATTACCATGCTGCTTGAGGTGGATAAGTATATTGAGTCTTACAGAGGTATAGTGAATATCAAGGGTGCCGGTAGTAAAGAGCAGCAGGCTATGTTGCTGGGCTTACTGGATATTCTGGATGATACCAAGGAAGCCATTGATTCCAAGATTCAGGAATATGTGAAGAAGGTTGTGTCTGAAAATACATCCCGCAATCTTACACAGGAAGAGTTGGATAGCATTATGAAAGAGGTGTATGATATTCCTACAGAGGATTATTATCTTGGAGATATGTCTACATCTAAAGACACTCTTCTTGCCATAGCTGACAAGATTTATAAAGCTGCTGCTAACCGTGCCAAGGATAACACAGATGCTACGACCAGTCGTATCCAGCAGTTTGGTAATAAGTTATTGAAGGTGGCTGGTGTTACTAAGCCAGATAGTAAGTTCTTTGACTTCATGAAGGTGTTTGACAAGACTGGTAAGTTCATGGGTCGTTATGTTACCAGGGTGGGGTCTCAGTATTATGATTTGTATTATGCTGCTAAGAACCGCATCACTGAAAAGAACGGTGAGCGTAAGCAGTATATTCCTATTCTGGATCCAGGTAGTGCCCGCCAGGAAGACCTGGATTATAATATTAAACTATTTTATGATAAGGCTGCTTACAGGGAGTTTATGAATGCTGAGATATTAGGACCTAACGGTGCTGAAGATGGAAAGTATCATAAGTATTCTGATTCCTTTAAAGCCATACGTAGTCGTTACCAGGAGTTAGTTGGTATAAACCGTCCTGATGGATCGGTATTCTACAAGTGGGAAAAGAAGCAGGGAATAACAGATGAACAGTATGAGCAGTTCTTGTTGAAGTATTTTAACGAGCACAGCTACTGGGGAGCCAAGATGGAAGCAGATGGAAGTTTTAAGGGAAGGGTGGAAATGAGATCCAGCTACTTTGTAAAGAATGAATATGTTGAGGTACGTGATATAGCGGAAGATGGCACCGATATGAGAGATTCTAAGTATGTTAAGCTGATGAATCCTAAAACAGAACTGGAGAGAGCCCAGGCTGATTTTTACCAGGCGTGGATTCAGGAGTATGAAGCTGCCTTGGAGAAGCTTCCGCCTGATGTAGCTGCACAGATGCGTGGTAAAGTGGGTCGTGTAAGAGCGGCATTCTTTGACACTCTTAAAGGTAAGGGGTCAGGTTTTACTAAAGCCGTGGCTAAAAGTTTACGTAACCTGTTTACTTCTGAGGTGTACACCAACCAGCGTCTTGTAAACGAGCTGGGTGAGATAGACAATGGTCTTCCTATTCTTTATGTAGGTAAGCTGCAGAATGAAGGAAGGATTGAGTATTTAAACAAAGAGTTAAACAATCTTAAAAATAAGCGTGCTCAGAATAAGATCGGTCAGAAAGAATACCTGGCTGAAAAGAAGAAGCTTAAGGAGTATCTTAAGATTGAAGAGGGAAAGGTGAAGAGCTCAGAGATAGAAGGAGACCTGGTTAATAACCTGATAGCGTTCTCTGCTATGGCTGAAAACTATGAGGTGATGAGTAACATTGAGTCTGATCTTCAGGCCATAGCTAAAGTGATGGAAGAGCGTACCTACTATGAAGTGGATTCATTAGGTAAAAAGCTTATCCGTAAGGGATCCAAGATGACCAAGGATGATGAGGGCAAAGCAGTGGTAAAAAATCCTAAGGATGTACTGGCTACAAAACGACTGGATAAGTGGTTTAAGATGGTATATTATAATAACCAGGAGTTCAGTAGATCTACCATTGCCATGGTTGCCGGGCGTATACAGAACCTCACCTCATTAAAAGGTGTGGGTTTTAACGTATTTGGTAACATAAATAACTACATCATGGGCCGTATCAATACTTCTATTGAGACAGCCGGTGCTTTATACTATGATAGAACAGCTGCTCAGCGTGCTGTAAAAGAATATAACACGGATTATCTACCTGGTGTGTTTAAAGGATTGGGGAAAGCCAAGTCAGAATACTATATGGATAAAGAACCAAACAGTAAATATGAAGCTTTAGTATCATATTTTAGAATGGTTAAGAAGTATCAAGCTGATTCCGGAAAGGTGGATCCTATGAGCTGGGCATATTTACTACAAGAGGGTGGTGAATATAACGTCCAGTCTAAATCTGGTATTGCTGTTCTGATGACCCGTCAACTGACAAATAGTAAAACCGGGGAGACTATGTCTATCTATGACGCGTTTGACTTTAATCCTAATACAGGGGAGCTTAAGCTTAAAGATGGGTTTGAGATGTCAGATAAGGAAAGATATGATACCATCAACTACATCCTGGAAGTAAATAAGCAGATCCATGGTAACTACGCGTTTGAAGACCGTATGGTTATCCAGGAAAACTGGGTGGGTCAGCTAGCTGCTCAGTTCCATAAGTGGATCTATCCTGCTTATAAGGCAAGATTTAAAAAGCGTTATGTAGATGAAAACCTCGGAACTGTAGAAGGAAGGTATGTCACTGTAATGAATCTGTTAAGTTACATTAAAGAATCTGAAGGTACATTCCTGGAGAAGTTACGCAGTGGATGGGAAGCCATGGATGAAGTTCAGATAAAGAACATGTACAAGAACTTAGCAGAGCTTGCATTCTTTGCAGCTAGTTTTGCAATGTACGGAGTGTTCAGAGCATTAGCAGAAGGAGCTGATGATGATGACAAAACACTGAAACGCTGGTTGAACTTTATGGCTTATCAACAAAGTAGACAGATGGTGGAAATTTCTACAATGATACCTGTAGTGGGTCTGGAAGAACAGTACCAAATTGCTAAGTCTCCTATAGCCATTCTTACCACACTTAAAGATTTTGGAGAGGCTGCTAAGTCAACCATGCTTCTACCGTTCCCACCATATGATAAGAACTATTACGAGCGTGGAACCCATGAAGGGGATCTGAAAGCATGGAAAGAATGGAAGGATGTTATACCTGCTCTAAATGTACTGAACAAGTGGGAGTCTTACGATCAAGTGAAATCTTTCTATATAAAGTAAGGAGAAGAGCTTATTGCTCTTCTACCTTGCTATATTTACATATTCTTAAGAATATAAAGATGGCACCCAGTGATACCTCACTGAAGTTTAACTTTTCATCGTTTACATATTCAGATCCTTTCTGAAAGAACACTCCAAGAAGAATCCTGTAGGGGCTGATTAGTTCTATACTTACTCTTGTCATTTTGTTTATTTTTCTATTATAAAAGGGTGTCTACCTATATAGGCATCAGGTATTTCATCACAGTGTTTCTTATAACCGTTAATGCAGTCTTGAATGTTCTTTGCACCAACAGGGTTATGACTGTGGACAGATACAGACTTTATTGGTTTCCCAATTTTTTGGGAAAACTCTACTAGCCACATGGCACAATGAAGTCCGGTTTTTTCTGTATACTCTTCGTACTTGGGTTCCTGGTAACCCTTCTTTAACATCTGATCATAATAATCATCCATGTGTTCTTTGCCCAGGTCATGGTCAAAGCTAACCAGGTCAGGTATTCCGTTAGCGGATACCCAGTTTACAAATTCATCATACGTCCGAACCACTTCCCAAGGTTTGTAACCAGGGATTGTAGTGGTTGGAGTTCTCGTATCATCTAAATACAAACTGCGTTTGAGGTTTTTTCCTTCCATAGAGTCTTGTGTTTTAATGTATGTGATTTTCTATGTTTTGGATCAGGTAATTTAAAGTTGGCCAGATCCTCTTTTCTACACCAGTAAAAACCACCAGTAGATGCAAGTCTACCACTACAGCACATTGATATAGATGTTCTGTGCAATCCTACAGTTTCAGCAGCTTCTTTATAAGATGTAAACTCTTTTACTACATTACCTGCAAAGTCTATTTGTACTATAGCTTTGTTTTGTGCAGCCGTTATTTTAGCCTGAGTTTCAGGACTACGTTTGTGTCCCATATGAGCTAGGCTAAGCTTAAGTCTTGTTTCTTCAGAAGCTTTAATACCAAGGTTCGTACTTGCTAAGACTCTTTTATTGTAACCTTTTTTAGGATTGGTAACTTCTAAAAGGTCTATCCAATACTGTTCTCCTCTGATCAAGTCTTCTGCAGGACCTCGTTCTAACAGTTCAAACTTAAAAGCTTGTTCTCCATATTTGTTCCAGGAGGATTGCAGATGATTATTGAAATGTCTGTTTTGTCTCAGTAGTCTACGGTGTTGAGTGAACCTTTGCTTGATGCTTATAGCACTACCTATATAACACTTTTTGTTAATGGTATTTACTATAATATAGATTCCGGAAATAGGTTTATAAGGCACGGTTATAGGGTTTGGTACACTTATAATATACTAATTTTCTTAGTAATTTCCAAAACATCATCATCCAGATATAAAGCTTTCTTCATACAGGTAAAGGATTTTCTAGTAGTTCAATACGTTTTTTAAGTTCATTATTTTCTTCTCTTAGGTTGTATGCTGTTATTGCAACATGGTTAAGCT